TGCAACTCCCGTTTTGTCGAGTCCTTGCCCGAATGCTTGAGCCGCCTCGACTCCTTCGGAAACTGTATTTGTCATCTCTTGGAACGGACCAACGTCAATTCCAAGCTTGCCGAACAAGCCAAACGTAGAGTTAAGCTTTTTGGCGAACCCGCCAGTTCGCTCAAGGCTCTTAGTGACCTTCTCAAACATGGGAGAGGTCTTGTCGATTCCGTTCAGGACGATTTCAACCGACTCGCTCATCTTGCACCACCGCGAATGTATTCGTTCTCAGCAATTGTAATCTCTGATTTCAACAGCTTTGCAAAATCCATGAACCAAGCAGCTTGATTCAAGGCTCCACCCGCCACCGGGGGCAAACCGCTCTGAAGCCAATCCGCCAATTTTGTGATGTGGTAAAACTCCAAGTCGATGTGATTTTTCGGGCAATCCGAGATACAGAAAAAGCCCTGCTGATTGCACTCGGCACATCCCTGCTCGTCGCAGGTCGGGCAAGCAATCATCAAGGGCTCAAAGTCTGACGGTTTGTGTTTGCAGGACCGCTGGCATCCGCCGCAAAGCAGACCAGCTTTAATCATGGCGACTATTCTTGTTTTTTTTTATCTTCTTTGCTTACGAACTGGGCCGTCAAAACCTTTCGGATGAGTTCAATTCCCTCGTTCAAATTCAGAGCCGACTTCAATCCATCGGCACTAAACTCGATTGGGTTCCCATCTCGGTCGGTCACATTCCTCCACCCTTTCAGGCAAACAATCAATGCACCTACAACCTTGTCGTACAACTCCTCGGAGTCTTTCGAGTCGGCCAAAGAGTCAAGGGCCGACCCGGCCTTTTGCTTCTCTGACATGCTCAAGGACAAACAAATGAATGTCGGCCTCGACTCCTCTGCTTTGGTCTCGTCAAAGTCAAGATACAAATCGAATGTCAACCCCGGTTCGCAAGCCCTTGGCATATTTCCCTCGTTACGGTCCAGCAGCAAAAGTCAATGTCAACTCATCATCTCCGGCCGCAGCGTTTTTGTTTGCTTGAAACGCAATGTTCTCAATGCACACCCCGCTCCGGTCTGCCTGTTGCACGTTTGTGATTTGCGCCTTCGGCATCGCAATTGTAATCTTGTCGGTCGCATTTGAAAACGCAAATGACACTGCTTCTTCGGCTTGCGTTGTCCACTTTCCGTAATAATCGTAAGTTCCGGTCACAACCGATTCCGGGTCGAACGTGCCGACAACTTTCCGGTTCACAATGCAAGCAGCGGCAAGTCCAGAACCGTCACTGCCGGTTGAGGCTTGGCTGGGGCGCAAATAAACTTCATTCCCCGCATCCACCTCGAATTTGCTGAAGATAGGCGACCATGCACCCCATGTCATCGTGGAGTTTGCGACTCGCATTGGCAAAGCTGTCGGGTAAGTTGGCGTAACCAATGCAGTGCTTGTGACAGGTTGCCAAACGCCAGAGAACGTAAAGTCAATTACGCCTGCCTTGCCTGCTTCTCCGATAATCTTGAAAGAGCCAGCGCAACCGCGAAGCTTTTTGTAAAGGCCGTCAATGTACATGCCGATGGAAAGCGTCTTGACGTTTGAGCCGGGTGTCTCGGACTTCGGGCTAAACACTTGCAAGGCCGCAGTCCAGCCGCACCCCGGAAGGAATACGCTTGCCCAAGCCGGAATACCTCCGGTCCCGGTTCCGTAGGTATGGAGTTTGAACGATACGGTGGCTCCGTAGCTCTCGGGGGTCGCCGGGAGGTTTGTAAATGTTGCTTGACTCGGCCTGTCCGTCATTGAGATGGCTGGCTGCATGTCGAAGTCAAATACGTTGAACACACCTTCAGCCGCTGTCAACGTCTCCAGTGTTCCACTTGTCGCTTCAACTTTTGCGGTCAATACTTTTCGTCGTGATAGAAGTGGCATGTGGTTATCCTACAATTCTTTGAGTAAATACCTTGCTTCGTGCAACAACCGCTGTTTCAAATGCGAGGTCATGTCCTCGACTGCTGGTGTCAGCATTTCATTTCTTGTAAACACACCCCACGGAGACAAGCCAAGGATTTTAACGATAGGAAGTCTTTTGCTCCCGGCCCGGACAAACGAATTGCCTTTCCATTTTGTGCTTTGAGTTGTGATGAACCTCGGAGTCGGTTTGTCCAATCGCTCAAACTTTTTGTTTTTGCCTTTGCCGGTCTTTTGGAATACTTGGAATACTTTTCTGGTTGGGCCGCTAAATCCTCGCGGCATAAACCTCCACTGGTCCGTCTTTTTGATTTGCCAGTACATGCCAGTTGGGTCTTGGACTCCCTTAAAATGCCGAGTGCCGAGTCGCCCGGTCTTTCGCAATTCAACGACTGCTCCGCCCTCTCCAGAGCTGTAATTCCTCGCCTTCTCCTTTGCAATTCTTGGTTTGATATGCGAAGCGTCCGTCACTTGCCGGATCATGTTCGTTTGGCCTTTTTGTGCCGTTCGCTTTGTGGCTCGGCCAATGATTTTCTTCATTGCTCCCGGAATAAACGAGAGCCGTTGTGCGTATTGAGCCAAATCAGATGTATCAACGTCGATTTGCATTACGCTCGCACCGTGTACGGGTCATTCTCGGAGGTGCGAAACATGACCACAAAATTTACCCGGACTCCGGTTATTTGGTCCCCAACAAAGTTTTCCAATGACGTAACTTGCGAGTCGATTGCCAGCCCGTCCCAGTTGTACCAATTTGCAGGCGATGTTATTGCCTTCAAAATGTCGGCTCCGAACTCGTTGCATAAAGACTCCACTGAAACCGAGTCTTCTTCGCTGGGCCGTATTTGCCCGGTGATTACGAACGGCAGGTTCCAGCAAGTCGCTGGAGGATTGCCGTCATAGGAAAGCTCCGGGTTTTTTTCCAGAGCACCTTGTACGACAATCAATTGGTAGTCTTCTGGAGTACCAGTCCAGATTCGAGTAGGCCTGACAACCGTCCCGGATACTGTTGTTTCGTACCCAATTGCTTCGTCAATAAGCTGAAGACGTTGTTTTACTTTCAATGCGATTTGCTCTGAAATTGCAACAGCCATTACTTCAATGCTATTTGAAGCATCCCAAAATCTGAGTCGGTAACCTTCAAAATCGAATGCGAAGTCTTCGAGCCTCTGTACATGACCTCGACTTTGTCGCCTCCAGTATCCAGCTCACTTTCATGGATTCCGGTGGTCGCGTCATTCTTGACGTAGACGACAAACGACAATGCGACAACATTTCCTACGTCATCCAAAAGGCTCGGGGGTTCGCGGTCCACAATCGCTAGTATCGTGCGCGAACCCCCGCTCCGGGGTTTGTAGGTGGCTTGCTCCGCGAACTCGTCATTGGACAAGAACACGGTAATCGCATCGTTTTTAATCGAGTCTTTGAGGCTCATTAGCTGCGCCGACAGCGAACTCCAACGTAGTCAATCGTCACGCTGTCGGTGTTCGCAGATGCAGTCTTTTGCAACTGAACGAACGGCTGAAGCTGAGTCGTAAAGTTTGACATGTTGAATGTCGTTCCTGCTGCAACACGGTCTCCGTCGATAAAGAATCGAACGTCAGCCTTGCCAGCGGCAAAGCTAATGACGAATCGGCGGAAGGTCGTTGTCAGCGTTTGACCTGTTGCTTTGTCGTCAATGTCGTTGACGTTGTCGTCGGTCTCGCAAAGGACGGCACTCGAACCGGCCAGCAGAAACTGCGCATGTGCGTTCGTGCTGTCTGTGTTGTCGTTGCGGTTTGTTTGCAAGCCGAACGCCAGACGATTCGCCGCAGTGAGTGCAGCAACCGTCTTGATACGGAACTCGATTTCAATCAATTGGTCAATGTCAAACTGCAGCTTGTCACCAAAGTCCAAGCAGAGGTTTTGAACTTCGTTCGTCACATCAAAGGCTAGTGTGAACGTGCCGCCATGCTCGGCATTAGCCTTGGTAAAGGTCGGCGTTCCAGCAGCGGAAGTGTCCGTAATCTTCCAGAAACCCTCGCCCACAGTGGCAGCAATGGTCGCTCCGCCACAAAAGTCATCGCTCCAAATGCAATAGTCTTGCAGTGGGTATTCCATGTCATGTTCTCCAAAATGTTGAGTTGAAAGTTACCAGACAGACTAGGCGTTGTGATATTTGTACAAACCGCGCCAGTCCACTGCAGCCACGCCAAACGTCTGGCGAACTTTGTACTTGTAAACGTCCGTGTCAAAATCCCAGTCGTTTTCGATAACTGGGCTCTCTTCGCCTTGGAGGAAAGACAGCTCCACGGTATCGACATTGGCGTAATCGGCGGCAAGGAACCATGCGGTTGAAGAGAAAGAGTCCAGAATCGGCTCGATGATGACGTTTAACGGACGCATACCGCTCGGCCCGTAAATGTTGTTGGTGTTGGCATTGCCTGCCGCAGTTCCACCAGCCAAAGGGTCGGCAATCGAGCTGATGAGTTGCAGTGCCGCTGCCGATTGTCCGACAGGAACGATCAAATATCGCGGAACGACATTGATGATTGTTCCGGGGGTCAATCCGGTTTGCTTCATCATTGCGACGAATGAGGTGTTGAGCGTAGCAACCGATGGGGCGGCACTCGCGTTCGCAAAGTTTGAACCAGACGCATGCGAAGCAGAGAACAAACCGTTTCCATCGCCCATTACTGGGTTTGAGGTCAACACGTTGTAGCAAACCTTGTTGACCTTTCGGCGGGCTGCGTTTCCATGCATCGCCGGGATGCGGCTGATGGCATCGAGGTCGTCATTGACAACGGTCTCCCAGCTCACCGTAAAGATTCCACCGTATTTCTCAATGCGGTAGGTCTCCTTCGAGTCGGTCATCGGAAGCTGTTTGTAAGGGCGTGCCTCTGGAACAACTTCGAGGTCTGGAGCCTCGGAGAACCGAATGCGGTTAATCGCCTTGAAATCTTGAACCGCAGGCGCAGTTCGGACCCATTGCGAGTAAGTGACCGGAGCCTCTTCGTAAGCCTCAAGCAAAGTTTTGTTGACGGCATCGAGCAGGATGTTGCCAAACATTCCCGAGGTGTGGTAAGCACGCTCGATGTTGTATCGACGCTGGACCGATGGAGAGCCCATCGCCGCAAGGGCAATGTCTCGGTACGGCATTCGCTCGGTGTTCACTCCTTGATACGCCAAGCAACGCTCGGCAATCCGCATAAGGCCCATGTTTTTGAACTCCTCCGAACCGGGAGCCCATTTCTGGCCTTGTTGCGACCGGCGCAAACCCGCGCCAGACAAACTGCGTTGGACCAAACCGTCAGTAACCGCCTTTCGGAACTTGTCCTCGGCGTTTTCTTTGAATTCAATGCGGTCGTAAGATGACGAACCAAGCGGATTTGACATGACTTTCTCCAAAACTTTGCTTCGGGCAATTTCCAAACTGACTCCAGATTCGCACAAAGCTTCGGCAAATGTTGCATCCACATTTGTTGCTCGGCAAATCGATTTGATCTCTCTGCGTCGAATCGCGTCATTCTTCAGTGCTCGTTTGACGGATTTTTCGATGAGCGTACTGTCCGGTTCCGGCTCGGCTTTTGCAATAGGCATTTCCTCTCCGGTCGGCTTGACTTCTTCGCCAGCCAAGCCGCTCGCAGGCATTTCGCTTTGAATTGCCGGGGTCTCCATTGGCATTTCGATTTCCATCTCAGAGCCCTCCGACCGCTCGCCCATTACGCCCAAGCACCACTGAATTGCTTGGTCAGGCTCGGTGATTTGCTCTGGCATTCCCTTTGCAATCAGCATGTTTTTGGTCTCTTCACTGAGCTGACGCTTCATATCCGATTCTCCGTTGAAAAAGTAATTTCGTCTTAATTCCCTAACAGTTGAAGTTTCGTCTGCCCCTGCTGCAACTAGGGATGCATCGCTTGGAACCCAACTTGTCACAATGTCCGCAGGGCCCTCCACCGTTCCGCCTCGCAAAACGTAGGACTCTCCCCGCTTGACCGATTGAATCGTCTTTGGCTGTGCTGTAATTGAGAAGTCAGTCAAATGGCCGTCCAGCAACTTCTGATATGCCTCTTGGCTTGCCGGGTCTCCAGCAAATACCGCATCTCCGACGAGTTGGCTCCCATCGACTCGGATGTTTCGGACACTGCCAAGAACATTCTTGATTGTGCTGCGGTCATGCGAGTCAACAATTGGGAGCTGGCGTTTGGTGTTTCTAAACGCCACCCCGTCCATCG